ATCGCTTGGCCTGGCCCGTACTTGTGTCTGTGCTTGTCCGAGGCCGAGGATGTGCAGGCGCTTGCGCACCTGAAACTGATCCCAGCCGACGACGTGTGGTGCCCAGAGGCTGGTGGCAAGACGCACTACGCCAGCAGCGAAAGCGGAGATGACGTGTGCATTGTCTGCATCCGTCCAGGGCCAGAGAACACGCCCATTGAGATTGCTGGCGTGCTGATCCATGAGGCCGTGCACGTCTGGCAGCGCTACTGCCGGAGCATCGGCGAGACCGCGCCAGGCATTGAGCAGGGAGCCTACGGAATCCAGTTCATCGCGCAGGAGCTGCTGAGCGAGTACGCGCGGAGGATTGGCAAGCGATGAACTGACCAGACCGCCGGCACTGGATAAACGCCGGCACGCATTGAGGACCGATATGGAAACGATGATTCAACCGAAGGTGACCGGCTACAGGCAGCTGACCGAGGCCGAGGTATCGCTGATGAACGAGGGCAAAGCGCTGGCCGAGCAGTGCGGCGCCTACATCGCCAAGCTGCGCGCGTTCCCGGCAACCGGAGCCAACGGGGCGCCGTTCGTCAACGACACGATGGACGGCCCGATCCCGAGCTTGGACCAGCGCTGGATCAGCATCGGCGCCACCGACCTGCAACGCGGGTTCATGGCCGTGATCCGCGGCATCGCGCAGCCGACCACCTTCTGATGAACTGAATGCGTCAGCGCCCATGGCACATGGGAGGCGAAAGCCGTTTCATCCGGGGCAAGCTGCCGGTCCCCCGACGAATGTGCCAAACCGGCCACTTCGCCCGATAATCGGGCACGCCCGACCGGCCACGCGCCGGCCCGCTGAGTACCGCGCAGCCAGCAGCGCCCGACCCTGAGCAGGGACGCGCTATGGCACGCGAGAGCAAGGAAGCACGGCTAGCCCGCATTCACCGCGAGGCGCTGGAAGACTTCGACGACATCTGGGCCGCGCTGCGCGACGAGCGCATGGCCGCCGTCGAGGACCGGCGCTTCTACTCCGTCGCCGGCCAGCAGTGGGACGGGCCTGTCGGCGAGCAGTTCGCCAACCGGGCGCGCTTCGAGTTCAACAAGGTCCACCTCGCGGTCATCCGCATCTTCAACGAGTACCGCGCGAACCGCATCACCGTCGACTTCCAGCCGCAGGACGGCGACGACAACGACATGGCCGACACCTGCGACGGCCTGTACCGCGCCGACGAGCAGCGGTGCAGCGCCGACGAGGCATACGACAACGCCTTCGAGGAATCGGTTGGCGGCGGCGTCGGCGCCTGGCGCCTGCGGGCCTGCTACGAAGACGAGGACGACGACGAGGACACGCGGCAGCGTGTTGTCATGGAGCCGATCTTCGACGCCGACACGTGCGTGTTCTTCGACCTGGGCGCCAAGCGGTACGACAAGGCCGACGCCGAGCGGTGCTATGTGCTCACGCCGATGCCGACGAAGGCGTATCGCAAGAAGTACGAAGACGACCCCATCGCTTGGCCGCGCGAGGCGCAGCCGTGGCTGTTCGACTGGACGACGGCCGACCTGACATGGATCTGCGAACACTACCGGATCGAAGAGGACTCCGATCTGGTGCGCTACTTCGTCGGGCTGGACGAGGAAGAGATGGCCGTCCCGCAGCGCGAGCTGGACGCCGACCCCGAGAAGCTGGACGAGCTGCTGGCCACGGGTTTCCGCGAGGTGCGCGAGAAGCGCGTGAAGCGCCGCAAGGTCATGAAGTACCTGATGAGCGGCGGCAAGATGCTGACCGAAGGCGAGGAAATCGCCGGCCGCCACATCCCCATCGTGCCGGTGTACGGCAAGCGGTGGGTGGTCGATGGCGTCGAGCGGTGCATGGGGCACGTGCGGCTGGCCAAGGATGCGCAGCGTCTGCTGAACATGCTGCTGTCCTGGCTGGGCGAGATGGCTGGCCGCTTTGACGTGGAGAAGCCGATCTTCACGCCCGAGCAAGTCGCCGGCCACGCGACGATGTGGGCGCGGGACAACGTGGACAAGTTCCCGTACCTTCTGGTCAACGCCATGACCGACCAGAACGGGCAGACGATGCCGCCCGGCCCGGTCGCCTACACCAAGGCTCCGAACATCCCGCCCGCAATGGCCGCCCTGGCGCAGATCGCCGAGCAGGCCCTGACCGATTTGCTGGGCAACCAGCAGGCCGGCGAAGAGGTGCGACCGAACATCAGCGGCAAGGCCGTGGAGCTGATCCAGAACCGCCTGGACATGCAGGTGTTCATCTACATGAGCAACCTGGCCAAGTCGATGAAGCGGTGCGGCGAAATCTGGCTGTCGATGATGCGCGACATCGCCATCGAGCCCGAGCGCCGCATGAAGACCATCGGCGCGGATGGCAAAGCGTCGAGCGTGGTGTTGAACCGCCCCGTGTACGACGAAGAGACGGCGCGCGAAGAGGTCGAGAACGACATCAGCAAGGCCACGTTCGACGTGGTGGTCGATGTCGGCCCGTCCTCGAGCAGCAAGCGCGCGGCCACCGTGCGCGCCGTCACCGGCCTCATGGGCATGACGCAAGACCCGGAGACGCTGCAGGCGCTGTCGATGGTGGCGCTGTCCAACATCGAGGGCGAAGGCCTGTCGGACGTGCAGGAATGGGCGCGGCGCCGCGGCGTGCGCCTTGGCATCGTCAAGCCGACCGAGGAAGAGAAGGCCGAACTGGCGCAGGAGGCCGCCGGCCAGCAGCCCGACCCGCAGGCGCAGGCCCTGCTGTCGATGGCCGAGGAAGCCAGCGCCAATGCCCAGGCCGCCCGCGCGAAGACCGTGCAAACGGTGGCCGACGCGGACCTGAAGATCGCCCAGCGCGCCAAGGTGATGGCCGAGGCGATGAAGACGGCCACGGACGAGCAGATCGCCAGCGTGACCACGCTGCAGCAACTGCTGGGCGGCGCAATGAATCAGCCGGGATCAGCATGAAGGCGCAACGTCTTTGCGTCAGAAGCCAAGATCGCGCACAATTCGCGCATCTGGAGGTGCCCGCATGGCCGTTGTGACTCTCGCTGACGCGCCGCGCATCATGCTGATGCCGGATCAGGTGGCGGCCCTTGGCCTGCCCGAGCGACCGACGCCCGGCACCACGTTCGTGCTGACCGCGCTTGTGGTCGTGGAGAGCACGTTTGCGCTGGGTCTGCGGCCCGATGGCGAGGGCTACGCGATGCGCCTTCGCCTGTCCGACACCATCGACATCAACACCGGAGCGTGAGCATGGCGGGTGACACGGCGACCATCGACGACGATCTGCAGGCTGGCGCGCAAGACGAGGCCGAGCAGCAGGCGCAGCAGGCCGACGAGCAAGCGGCCGACGCCGCGCCGCAGCCCGAAGGCGATGCCGATGGCGCCGAGGCCGCAGCCGGCGAGGGCGCAGCCAACGACGACGCCGATGCCGAGATGGTCGTCACGCTGGGCGACGAGCCCGCCGCCGACGCCGCGCAGGACAAGGCCGCGCCCGACTGGGTGCGCGAACTGCGCAAGGCGAACCGCGAGAAGGAGCGCCGCATCCGCGAGCTGGAGGCGCAGATCGCTTCCGCGCGCCCCGTGGCGCCGCAGGCCGTCGTCGTCGGCGAGAAGCCGACCCTGGCCGATCACGACTTCGACGAGGACAAGTTCGCCGCCGCGCTGGAAGCGTGGCACGGCCGCAAGTTCGCCGCCGAGCAGCAGCAGCGCGCCGCCCAGCAGGCCGAAGAGCAGCAGCGGCAGCACTGGATGGCCCGCCTGGACGCCGTGACGAAGGCGGCCGGCACGCTGAAAGTGCCCGACGCCGAGGACGCGCACGCAGCCTTCGAGGACACGTTCAACGTCGTGCAACAGGGCATCATCATCGGCGCCCCCGACGACCCGAAGACCTCGGCTCTGCTGCGCTACGCGCTGGGCAAGAACCCCAAGAAGGCCCGCGAGCTGGCCGCGATCACCGACCCGGTGAAGTTCACTTTCGCCATCGCCAAGCTGGAGGGCCAATTGAAGGTGCAGCCGAAGAAGTCCGCTCCCCCGCCTGATCAGCGCGTCAGCAGCACCGGCGCTGGCGTGTCCATCGTCCAGAACGGACGCCTCAAGCAACTGCACGAGCAGGCCCAGCGAACGGGCGACTACACGGCATACCTGGCAGCCAAGCGCGCTGCCCGCCAAGCAGCCTGACCAGGCCGCCCGGCGCCGCGACAGCGCGCCAAGGCTTCGCCCACCTGACGGGCAGTGTGTTCGGCATCCATCCGGCCGGCAAGCGGATGAGTCAAGAGCGCGGCGCAAGCCGCAAACGCGATTCATCCACTTCCATCTGGAGCAGCCATGCCCAACGCACTTGCCAAAGACCTCGAACTGATGTTCGAGAACGTCGTCGAAGGCTTCGACGCCGCCTGTGTCATCAGCCGCGAGGCCGAAACCTCGTACCCCGACGCGACTGCCATGCAGCGCGCGGGCGACACCTTCTACAAGAAGCAGAACTACCACGCCGCAGTCGTCACCGGCCTCGACGTGTCCGGCTCGACGCGCACCGACGTGATCGGGCGCTTCGTGCCCACGGTGTACCGCTCGCCGGACAACGTGATCTACGAACTCGACGCCAAGGAACTGCGCGACCCGCAGCACATGACCAAGATGGGTCAGGCTTCGGCACTGCGACTGGCGGCCGAGATCGACAAGAACCTCTACGACGCGGTTCGCCTGAACGCGGCCATCATCATCAAGAAAGTGGGCGCGCTGGCGTGGTCTGACGGCGCCACTGCCGAGGCGCACATGATCGCCCGCGGCATCTCCGAAGGTGAGAAGAAGCTGTTCATGAACCCGCTCGACTACCTGTCGATCAGCGGCGACCTGGGCGGAAAAGCGTACATGAGCGACTGGTCGAAGGACGCCTACGCCCGTTCGCGCGTGCCGGACGTGGCGACGTTCAAGACCTTCCGCACCGACAACGTGAGCAACCTCGCCACGGTCGGCACGGTCACGGCGACCGTCGTCAGCGGCAACCAGTCGCACACCGTCACCGCGATGACCGGCGACGTGCCGACCGACAACCGCTACGGCACGCTGGCCATCTCGGGCGCCAACATCGCCAACGTCAAGAACGGCGACTGCTTCACGATCAGCGGCGTCAACGCCGTCCACATGATCGACAAGAGCGACACCGCCATCCCGATGACGTTCCGCGTCATCAGCGGCGGCGGCACCGGCACGCTGACGATCACGCCGAAGATCGTCATCACCGGCCCGTACCAGAACTGCAGCGCGCAGGCGGCCAACAACGCCCCGCTGACGTTCCTGAACACGGCCACCAAGGCGGTGAACGCCTTCTGGCAGCAAGGCGCCGTCACGCTCGACTTCGGCCGCCTGCAGTTCCCCAGCGGCATGGGCGCCGAGGTGATGACCGCGAACACGAAGAACGGCGTTCCGCTGGTCATGGTGGCGCAGATCAACGCGCAGACGGGCAAGGTCTTCGTGCGTCACACCACGCTGTACGCGGCGACGGTGCTCGACCCGGAGAAGTGCGGCCTGATCCTGGCGAACCAGGTCTGATCGTTGCAAGGGGCTTCGGGGTCGCTGGAAACGGCGGCCCCGCTTTTCAAGGGGAACTGGATGGACGATCAGACCTTCATGCTCGTGCGCGTGGGCAAAGAGTGGCAGCTCGAATCGGGCTGGTACGACCTCCGCGTGGTGCACACCAAGGACGACCTCGATGCAGCGCTGGCGGACGGGTGGTTCCTCGACCAGTACGCCGCCAAGGCCGCGCACGAGGCCGACGCACTGGCTGCACAGCCTGCCGCTGCCGAGGGCGCTGGTGATGCCGGCGCGGCTGCTGCCGCTGTTCCCGCCGACGACGCACCGCCGACCCGCGCCGAGCTGGAGCAGAAGGCCCGCGAGCTGGGCGTGAGGTTCGACGGCCGGGTGAGCGACAAGACGCTGGCGCAGCGCATCGCCGACAAGCTGGCCGAAGTGGCTGCGTGACGCCATGTGGACGAAGCGCGACCTGATCCGCGAGGCCTTCGCCGAGCTGGCGCTGGCCGGCTACGAGTTCGACATCACGCCGGACGAGGAACAGGGCGCGCTGCGCCGCCTGTACGCCATGCTGGCCACGTGGGAGGCGCGCGGCGTGCGCGTCGGCTACGCCTTCCCGACCGGACCGAACGACAGCGACCCGGACACCGACAGCGGCCTGCCCGATCACGCAGTGGAGACGGTCGCGCTGAACCTGGCCGTGCGCATGGCCGCCAGCTACGGCAAGGCGCTGAAGCCGTCCACGCTGGCCAACGCGCGGCAGGGCTACGAAACGCTGCTGTGGCACGCGGCCAGGCCGCCCGCGCAGCAGCTCCCGTCGTCCATGCCGCTGGGCGCCGGCAACCGGCAGCGCGCCGGCTATCGCGCCTTCTTCCCGCCACCGGACACCTCGCCGCTGCAGCAGGGCGATGGCCAGTCCCTAGACATCTTGCAGGAGTGATCCGGCATGGCCATCGAACGACTCAACACCGGCACGCCTACGGGTGCGTGCCAGGTGCCCTTCTACGACCCGACGCAGGGCCAGGACCGCAAGGCGTCGCTGCTGGACGTGGCCGGCGTGGTGCAGGAGATGCTGGGCGCCCCCGAGGACTACATCAGCGCCTATGACACGCCCACGACGGGCGGCACCGTGTCCGTGCTGCCGTTTCAGAACGGCGGCAGCGTGTTCATGCTGCTGACGCCGCTGGTCGGCTTGGCGTCGCTGACTGTGCTGCTGCC